TCTAACGGTGAACACCAGGTCGCCCAGTACGATTTGCCAATCCTGTTGCACATCAGTGCGCGGACGTAGCGTGAATTGATAGGTTTCTACAACTTGCGGTTGATCCAGTAGACGAATTTTTCTGTTAGAAATGGGCTCAGCCTTTGCCCATACTTTACCGACGGTGACTACCTGATCCGGAAGAGGCTCTCCCAATGAGCCTCGCTGCTTCACGAGATATTGCAGAGCAATGCGTTTATTCAGCTCGCCAGCCGACAGAGGTTTCATAATGCCTCAATGCTCACATCGTTACATGTGCCGAAGATTTATAGATGAATATATCGATAAGGACCGACAAGCCATGTATATGACTGTGGCATTTCGACAAGCGCAGCCTCACTCATAGACGATCGATTTTCATAATACGTGGTCAATAGCAACAGCATGCCAAGAATGACATCGTCGGGCACAATCAAACCATCCGGATCCGATGGAGGAACGCTAGTACCAGGTGGATACAGCTTCCGATTCAGGTATGTTTCTGTCCGCGCCTGAACGGCCTTACCCAACAGAGTTAACAGGCTGTCCTCATCGATATAATCGGGCTCCAACCTTAGCTGCTGCTTGATTTGATCCAACGACAGAATCATAAGCGCACTCCATGCCCGCCAAACGGCGGGCATAAAAAAACCGCTTTCGCGGCAGAGTCTAATTCACGGACCGGTTATGCCGATTTACCTACCAACGCCTTGATGGCAGCGACATCCTCCAGCACGCAATCGAAGCGGTGGAATGCCAGGAAGGCGGTCTGGTCAAACTCTACATAACGCTCATCGAGACGCTTCAGCGTCATGTAAGTGACACGGCGCAGGATAAAGCGATCAAAATCGCCCAGGAACACGAACTTTTTACCCGCTGCAATTCCATCAATCGCCTGATCGATAACGTAGGGCACGTTCAGGATTGTCGCTGGGGTGCCGCCCGCGACATCAGGCAGCCACAGCGGGCGATTTTGACCATCGACCATCTCTTCGAGAGCCTGAAGCGTAGCGTCGTTAAATGCCCAACGGAATTTACCCCCGCCGCGATAAGCAGGATTGATAGCATGCTTAAGCGCGTTCATTTCCTGCCACGTAAATTTCGAGGCAACAGCCGTGCTCACGGTCCCCGTCACTGAGGCAACCAGCCCCTTCGGCTGTACCGGTGTACCGGCGCCAGTCCCCTGCACAAGATACTTCGCCTCGCCTCGACCAATGCGCTGGCCAATGCGGGATGCCAAATAGGCGCCAATATCAACGCCGCTATCCTGCAGCAGCTCGTTGGATACTCGGATCATCTTTGACGACAGCTTCTTAGCGCCCAGCGTTGCACTGCCGAAGGTGACATCTTCCTCAGACACAGCCGTGTTCTCGCCCAGCAGTTCACCCTCTTCGGCAGTCCCATCCGAGGTTACCCAGGAGATATCGCGCCCCTCAGACGTTGTCAGGATCTGTGCCACGCTGGCAATGCCACCGTAAGCTTTCATTGAGTCGACGATTTTGTTCATCATCGTATTAGGAACGGTATAACCGCCTTTCGCGTCAGGCGACACCCCCTGCGCGCGCAGCTCTTGGCGCTCTTCCTGGGACAGGCCGCCAAAGCCGCTACGTAAATAGCGATCAAATGCGGCTGCACGGCGCTCTGCCTGCTGGGCATCAGGATTGTCTTGGCCGCCACGCTGTTCAGGCTCGTTGGCTACCACGGTATCCAGATCGATACGACGCAGCTCTTCTTCGCGCGTAATCTGCGCATCCAACGCATCCAGCTCTTGCTTGGCCGCGTTCCACTGAGTGCGCTGTTCATCGCTCCAGGTGTTATCACCGATTTTTTCATGCAGTGCGCGCATATCGGCCGCGATCGTATTACGTTTTTGTTTCAGTTCATGCAATTTCATATTTTTTCCTTACGCATTAAGAAGAGTCAGCAGACGCTCACGCGCCATTCGTTTATTGATGGCCTGCGCCAGCGCTCCGCTGTCGCGCGCCTCCTGCCAGGCTTTCATGGAGCGAACCCCAGAATCGGCCTCTTGATAAGCCGGATAAGTCACCGGGCTCACATCAAATAGCCGAGAAAAACGAGAGATCTCGCGGATGACGATACCTTCATCATCCTCGTACCAATGCTCACCATCGCGCGCAACGCGGAAAGCAAAAGAGGATTGGTTAATATCACCGCGCATCATCGGAGCAATAACCAGGTCGCGGATCGTCTGCGTATCTGGCGCTTCAATGTCATATCGCAACCCCTTATCATCAACAGCCACAGAGAGCGTACCGGCAACGCTACGGCCTAGAATAAAGTTGGGATCGTGGTTAAAGAGCCCTCGCACATCATCATTCAGTACATCATCGAATGCCCCCGGCTTAATAACCTCCCGAAAGCCCCATAACGGTTCTGAGCGACTATTGAACACCGAGCCATAACCGATAATCCGCGTCGGCTGCTCGCTGTGTTGCTCCGCCCTGACCTCGCCGCTATAACAGCGAACCTCGCGATCATCCATCGGTGTTATCCTCACTTTTTTTGTCAGTGGTAAAGTCTTTTGCCGGGTTGGCCGCATTCACGCTAACCAGCATTTCATCCAGCCCATCGACTGGATTCATATCCTCAAAGGCTCGCGCCTCATTGCGGCTCATCCAGCCATCGGTGATGGCGTAGTGATAGAATTGAGCGCGTTCCTGCGGCGTGCCACGCAGCAATCCAGTCAGGTTAAAACGGACATAGAAACCAGCAGCCCGCTCTGCACGGGTGAATAAGCGGCGATTAAGCTCCTGCTCCCAATTCGTCACCCAAGGCATCATGGTGTAACGAACAAACTGGATAGCCTGCTGAGTGATATTGGAGAACGTAGCCTTCTCCAGATCGTTAATCATGTGGGCGGGGACGTTGAAAATTCCGGCAATCATCGATCTGTTCAGCTTTGACATATCAATGATCTGGGCGTCAATCGGCGATACGGTCAGCGCCTTATAATCCAGATCGGCCGGAAGCAGCATGGTTTTATTTTCCTGGCTGCGTAATGCCAGCGCAGCCTTCTGCCACACAGTCTTCAGCCGCTCCCACCCTTTTTGTTCAATTTCTCCTTTCACACTCACGATACCGGCAGGACGCGCGTTCCCGCTAAAGAAGCTCTCCGTATACTTCTGCCCGCTCATACCCATGCCTATTGTTTCGGCATGCTGCATGATTGGGCTAAGCCCCATTTTCTGGTTATTACCCAACGCCCGAATATGGATCATGTCATCAGGGCTAATGGCAAAAGCACCCTCCTCGTTATATAAGCCATAGGTATAGCGCCCACCGGTTTGCAATAACGCTGTTTGCCATGGCATACAGCAATCCAGCCCAATGACTTCGCCGCGTCGATTCCGTTTTACCCAGGTGTAGCCATTCCCCCACCCCAAAATGTGACGCTGTTTTAACTCGCGCCACTTATAGCTGGTTTGCCAGGCATTCGGCTCATCATGGATGAGGTAAAAAACAGGGTGATCACGTGCCACTTCAACCTTTTTGTCATGCTTGCGCATTACGTGAAGCGGCATCTGGGCAAGGTTCGACGATAAGACGTAAATACAGGAGTAAACCGCCGCCAACTTCATGGCTGTTTCTGGACTAACACGCTCCCCTGAAAGCAGTATTCCCCCCGCATCCACTGACTCTGCAGTAAGCGGAGTAGCCGGGTTTTCCAGTGACTCACTTCTAAACATCGCATCAAGAAGCACGCGCCCCCCTTCTGGCCATTGCCAGGGCCCCAGCCAGCAGTAACCCGCCAGAGATCATAAGAGCCGGAGCGACGCCAAGCTGGAGATAGACGCCAGCCGTGAGCAGGCCGAAACCGACCAGCCCGATAACATCGGAAATGAGTGATTTCATAAGATTAAGAGGTCATCATCCGGATCGAGAGTTGAAAGAAAATCGCTAGGCTCTTTAAGCATTGCCCGTCCGATCGCCATAATGAGCGCTACCGCGCCATCGATTTTGTTTTCGTTCTGCTCTTTAATCGGCTTCACGACATCATCGTTTCCTGGGATATTCTTCCCGACGACGTTGCCGATACACCACGTCATGATGGGATTACCGTCATGATGAAAGCGGCCAGACTCGATCGCGGCCTCCAGCTCCTTCATCGGATCAGACATGTTGGTATAGTTCTGGATAATCGTGATGGGGTTTAACCCCTCATCGGCCATATCGTGAGAAAGGCCGGTGGCGCCGAACGGGTCAATCGGTGACTCGCTTACCGGGTTCAACTTATTGGCTGCCTTGGCTTCTTCCAGGATGTAGCGATAGTCAACCTCAGCACCATCAGTAACAGACAGAACCCCCATCTCAACCCATTTTTGAAAGCGCTCTGCGGTTCGTCGGTCTTCGTTTTTCTCGACACTAAAAACCGTGTCATAGGGCACCCAGAAGCGTGGGGAAACGCTGTAGTAATGCGTCTTCCCATCAATCTCCCGAGTGAACAAGCGCGCCATGCTGTTCATGTCCAGCTTTCGCGCCAAGTCGAATGCAAGGATGCACGGCTGCCCTTCAAACTGTTCTAGCGTGAGCGTCTTATCCTCGCAGTTCTGCCAGGAAACCAAGTTGAAGAAAGCAGCGCGAGCAGCAACCCAGATATTGAGGTGCTTGGTTTTAAAGACCCCAGCCTGGCGGGCATTGTTTACCGCCCTCTGCTGTTGGCTAAGCAAGAAATCACGGTATACCGACACCCCCATATTTGGGTTGGATTTCTCTAATACAGCCGGATCTGTCCAGTCGTCACCCTCATCGACGGTGTAAATCACACCGAATAGCTCTTCATTGGGTACAGAGCCATTCAACATCTCGATCACCTCACGGCGCTTGTCGTAACACGGCCCCTCGATGTTGTACCCCGCCGTTGTGATCGCCCACATCAGCGGCTGCCGGCGCGCTCCCATACCTGTCAGCATGGTGGTGTACAACGCATCAGTAGGGTGTTCGTGATACTCATCGACGATAGCGCAATGAGGCGATGAGCCATCACCGGGGTTGCCAATCAGTGGTTCGAAACGGGCGCCATCCTCTGGCCGGTTCAAGTTAGAGGCGTTGACCTCGATACCGAACGCCTCGACCAGTAGCGGCGTTCGCTTGCACATCAATCGCGCGGGGCGAAAAACTTCCCACGCCTGTTTTTCTGTCGTCGCGCCGGAGTAAACCTCGGCACCGAATTCGTTATCACAGGTGAAGCAATACAGCGCGACGCCAGCGGAAATTGCCGACTTGCCATTCTTACGGGGGATCTCGGTGTAGACCTCTCGGAAGCGACGCAACTTTGTGCCTTTCTGAACCCAGCCGAACGCACAACAAACGATAAAGAGTTGCCACGGCTCCAGCGTTATCGGCATGCGCTTAAATGCCCACTCCCCCTTGGTGTGAGGGAGCAACTGAATAAACTTCGCCGCCTTTTCCGCCAGATCTTTATCGAAGCGATAACGGAATTTTTTACTTTTCTCTATGGTGAGATCGTCAAGATGCCGCTGACATGCCTGGACAACAAACTGACACGCCGGGATCTTCCCCCTTACAACGTTGCGGGCATATTGATTTGCAGCATTAACGTTGGGATATGATTTTCGGCTCATGATTCGATCATCTTAAGAAATGGGTTGCTCGCCTTCTTCTGTCCGGCCAAACCGATAAGGCGCTGACGACTACTAGGATCAAGTCCGAGCATTGAGCCTGTAGAGCTCATTTCCGACTCTTGTTCTTTCTTCGCCGTCAATTCAGGGTTTTTTACCGTTCCGCCAGTGGCGCCAGGGATCGTGTTTCCTTGAGTGGCGATTTTCCTTACCGCTCGACGCCAAAACTCATACGCCACACACCAACGCTCCAGCACGGCAAGGTCTGTCACACACAACAGTCCCTGCCCGCACAGCTCCTTCGTCGTCAGCTTCCACATAATCGTGGCGAGCGGGAGATCGTCTTCACTAAACCACTCGGGCGGCTCAACACCGGCAATGGGCGTGAATACCGGCTCGTTTTTATTGAGGGTCCGTTTGCCCGGATTTCCGGCCAGTTCCTTGCGTGCCGTTGGCTTCGGACGACGCCCAGACCGACCAGCAGTACCAGCCATAAAAGCTCCGGATTAAATTTCATTTTTCGCGGTCATAAAAATTGAAGGAGGCGGGCAGTCCGGGGGGGTTAGGGCGGTAGGGATTTGCCCACCCCCCCTACCCCGGTGACCGGAGGCGATGATGATTATTCCAGCCTTTCACGCGCGGTCTTCGCCGCATGGCATGACCAACACAGGCTCTCTAGGTTGCTGTCTGCGTCCGTTCCGCCATGCGCCTTTGCAAGGATGTGGTCAACACAGGATGCCTGCTTCACAACGCCATGCCGCAGGTGATTCATGCATAGCCCTTTATCGCGCTTCAATACACGAGCTCGGATAACATCCCACTTCGATCCATAGCCGCGCTGGTGGCGAGACTGCCCAGGCTTGTATGACTTCCACCCCTGCCCCTTGTGTGAGGCACAATACCCATCGGGATCAGTGGTTGTTTTCCCACACCCGCGAACTCGGCACGACTTCGGTGTTCTTGGCGGCATTACTCTTTACCTCCGTTCCCTTTTGCTGCTGAACCAGATCGCGTAACGCAATGTTTGTTCGTCCTGCACTGGTCTTCGGGCAGTACTGTGTGCAGTGGGACCGTGATCCACAGTAGCCACAGCGGCGTGCTCGCGTGAGTTGAAACGGCCTCATACATACCCCCATGAAAAAGGCCGCACATGGCGGCCTGGCTGCATTATCGCAGGCCCTTAGCAAAGACCTGCTGTAATGCTTACTCTTCTTCGACCTTATCCCCAGCGACAAGAGAGGCGCGCTTTAACTCCACACGCCTGATCTCCGCTTTGTCCTCATTGCACTTCTTTAGGGCAGATACCAGGCGCACATTGAGATCCAAGCTAGCCCCCCAGGTCAGCGGATCAGGTACTACCGGTACTGGCGTGTCGGCGGTTAACTCAGTACTGATCGGTACCACTGGCGCCGGAACGTATACTGTCCGCGTACTGACGCAGCCGCTGAGCAGCGACAGCAGGCACAGGCCGACTAGCACAATCATCGCCCGCAATAGCAGCCTTGATGTCGCTCGCGGCTCTCTGTGACTCCAGTGCGATCTGGCGCTTTGCATTTCGATTAGCCTCCACCGCCTGATTCATGATGTTGAGCGTCAGCATCACGTTGTCTGTAATCGCCTGGGCTTCCCCGGCATCACGCTGCGACCATTTAGCCTGCCACGCTCGATCAGCCTCATCCTTTCCATCTGCATGGCCAGCGGCGTACCGCCAGGACGACAGCCCCCAATACGACAAAGCCACCAACGCGATTAGCGCCAGTGGCTTCCATAACCGTTCACCAAGCATGTGACTACCTCACAGACCCCTTGAATACCTCGCCGTCATCTCTTCTTCGCTTGGCATGCGCAACATCCCGCATCCATCGCGCAGATCCATATCTACCAACATATCGGCAAACTGACACACCAAGGCATTCATGTAGCGAATACCAAGACGGTTAAGCATAGGCGGCCGCCCTCCGACAAAAACTACCCGGTTATCGGGTAGTTCATACAGCGGCCGTAGTAAACGAATGCAAAACCTTACGCACCATGCTGACGGGTGACGCTCCTTGATATACCCATCCAGCAACCCGGTTAAAAAGTTACGGTCAACTTCAATGTCCCCAGACTCATGCCGGTAGACTGGACGCCGGTGTATTGATACTAAGTGGAGCAAGTAGGCCTCAGCTACACGCCAGGCAAAGAACTCGTCAGGAGATTGGCTATTCATGGCTCAGCCCCGGCAAACACATCTGCACTTCATCCACGATCCTTTCTCTGGCCGTGTGCAATAATCGCTTACGACCACCCACTCCCCATCTAGCCATTCGACTTGCGCACTGGCTGATATCCTTTGTTTCAGTCTTGATGACAAGATCGAGCTTATTCAGCCGAGTCATGGCATCAAATCCTTTTCTGACAAAAGACTGAAAGGTTTGATACACACGGATCTCAAACTCAGCGCTCAACCATGCCGCATAGCGTATGGCAACAATCTCCTCTGCCCATACCCCCTGATTAAACCCGCCATTAATTACAATAACTGGTTGATTCTGTTCCAGAATGCATTTCTGCATTCTGGTCAATGTTTCAACAAATGCTTTTACCTTCTTAGTTCGAAGGAACTGGCTCGGGCCCTGATTTTCTTTGGCTTGGCCACAAGCTACCGCAGACATGTGGAGATCGTTCAGGCTATAACGCCCCGCTTCATCAACGCGAACGGACACACCGTTTACCAACACGGTTGGATATTTCATTGAGCGTACTCCTATAGAAATGAGCCTTGTTGCCCAGAAACGCCGCCCGCAGAGAGGTCGCCACCTATAACGACGGTTCTCCAAGGCTCATTTCTGTAAGGCTCTGCGATTTACATGCGCCGGGCATGGCGCAGATATAAAAAAACCACCAACGCGGTAAGCGTCAGTGGCTTATTGATACAGCCTCAAATTAATTGCCAGCACCGAGGTACCCACCCACAGAAGTTTCCCCTCGTTTTGGGGTGAGCTGGTCAACATTTGCGCTACCCAGTTTTGGGTAGCTCAAACGTTCAACGATGATGCTACAGATGCGTTCATACCGGCTTTACCTTTTAGTGATGAGCCTTGTTCGCACAGGAAGACGGCCCCAAGAAGGCTCCGACAGCCAGCCGGTTCCTCAAGGCTCATCCTGAAAGGTTCTTGGTGATATGCGTTGCGATACGCAGATACGACAAAGCCCCGGAATAACCGAGGCTCTTGGATACACTTCAGATATGGTTAAGACAGAGCGACTCGCTCACGTAGCCAGCCGTACAGAAACGCCTCGTTAGCTGGGCGCGCCTCTGACAGTTCGATGTAGCGAGCACCCTGGCAGCAGTTCAGCGCCTTGAGCAATACCGTCTCACCGTCATGGCCACGCTTTGCGAGATAGGCCCGCAGGGCGTTGACCGTGCGATTACCGATAGCCCCATCAACCTGCAGGTCAGGATAAAGGCGGCCTCCGTCGTTCAGAGCCGTAAGGCAGCGCTGCAACATCTTGGCTGCTACCGATGGCCCCATGTTGACGCCAGTGTCGAGCAGCTCCACGGCAATAGGCTGAGAAACGACGTCGATCAGATCAAAGCGTGGGCTTTCCCAATAGTCAGAGTGATAGATACGCAACGCCTTATCGCGTGACAGCATGCGAATATCACCGCTATAGCCGTTGGCTCGTGCCGCCGCCTCTGTGATCCCCCAGTTCGTCGGGCCACCACGATCAGCAGGATGGTTAACGTACCCGCCCTCGCGCTTGAGTAACCCGTCAAAAATTTCATCTTTAGTCATCGCGAAGCCCCCCGAAATAACTGCATAACGTTCCCCTTGGCTCTCATTACCAGCACCATGAAGAAAACATTGATGATCGTCTCGGAGATATCAGCAGAGTGATACACGCCGATCAGCACCCGGAACGTAACCGAAGCCGACGCCACAATCAGGATGTAGGCCAATACGGCACCCAGGAGCTTGTGCTGCGAGCCGTTACGGCTAAATAGCAACAGCCGCATGGCGATAGCCGCATACACAGCGGCATTGATGTGAAGCAGAAACAGATCAGCTGTCACTTTCCACCCCCTTTCAGGTTTAGGGGCGGCGGATTCTTAGCCTTCGAGATGATGAACATCAGCACCCAAATCACGCAGGCACTGGCCACCAACGCGCCGATCGGCTTATCGACTACGACCTGATCCGGTAGAAACTGATCGATGACCGACGCCGTAAACCCCGCAGCGACTACCCCCATAAGGAAAGACACAAAGCCAAACGCGATGCGCTTCCAGGCGGGGAACTCCGCTGCGGACAGTACGAAAACGACAGCACCGGCAAAAGCCGCGATCACCACCCCCGCATCAGCCCCAGAAAAAAGCCCTACAAACGTCACTCCTGCTAACGCCCCAGCAGCTGACCCCGTGCCGGTTAGCGGATCACTCATATACACCTCCGATTGTTCGCGTCCAGCGAACGCTGGGCGATGGTTTAAGCTCGCCCAGGCAAGCAGAGAGCAGCGCCACGCGTGGCCACTCATGAAAAAGTAAGATGTGATTAATGGCTGGCTATTGCGTGGCGCAGATAGGTAGCCCCCTGAATTTATCTCAGGAGTTTGATCTCATCGCGAGTCAGGTCTACTACAGGCTAAAATGGAAAGCTGCCATAAGGCAGCTCAAGTGTTATCTGCATGATAAATTAACTAATTAAGCTTTATCAAAATATGTCGGTAGTTGAACAGTATTATTAATCATGCTTGAAAATACCTCGCCCACAAACGAGACACATGCATTAGCAAAGTACAGAAAAACAGCACCAATAATCGTTGTTATTAATAACTTAACTGTCCAGTGAAAATCATCCTTGCCACCACAAAAGAATTTTACATTAGGAAATAAAAAGTTTAAAAAAATCAATATTATTCTGCTTGCATAAGTCCAAACATTAGAAAAAACAATAAATATAAAAAGAAAACTAAACTCAAATGAGTTATCAATGGCTATATTTTTTTCTATTTTTGACGCAACCCACAAGCTTAATACAAAGCCGAAAACAACCATTACTATCTGTATTAAGAAATTAGTAAAATCCGTTCTAATTAAATAATTTTTATTCCTATATTTTGAGATGATATTCGAAGTAATGAACCAACATGAATCTAACCAATCATGAATATCAGAGTATGCGGAAAACGAGCATAGGTTATTATTTCTAGAGTTCAAGGAAAGTGACATACAGTCAACAAATTCCTTCTGTTCATTCTTGGAAGCAATACAAAGCAATATACTTTCAACTTTTTTTGCTCTATTGTAAATGGATATAAAGTCACTTGACTTATTACATATACGAGTTTCTCCATCAAAGGTAATGGCATACTCGATAATAAAAATTATACCATTGTTACTGTATCTGCTTTTTAAGTTATTAAATGAGTTATCAAATGCATCACATAATTCAGATAGCGCACCACTGGATATTGACAAGCTATCTATTGATTTATTTCTTGAATAATTAGCCATGGAATATACCAATTTAACCTAAAGCATAATGATAAAGCATATGGCTAAAAACAAAAGAAATCAGATGGTTTTCAGGAAAAATAAATAATTGCTATTAAAAACAAAAGAGTATGAACGCTCCATATAATGAAACGATAAAAAACCCGCTCGGAGGCGGGTTAATCAAATTCGTTTCGCTTTTGCTGGCTGCCGAGCCGGCGCAGCTTCGCTAAGCGTAACTTAATTATGCAGCTTCAAAACTCGTTTTCAAGTCTTTTTTGCAAGTTTCTGCATTTTCGATGCGCAGCTCGCTCATAAGCGTGAAGTAGACAGCAGAATTGAACAACTCGATACACCACCGAACGCGATCAATGCACTGCTTCTCAGTTAAGAAGGGAGCGTAATGTTGCTGCATCCACCTGGCCATACTGTTCATCGTGTTGCGCCGGGTGTAGTAATCCTTACCGATCACATAGACAGGGCTAGATGACGCGAATGACTTCAGGATAACCGCCTCCATAAACTCGGCCTCATCCTCGTCCACGGCCTTACCGATCAAGCTAGAGAGTGATTTTCTTGGCCAGATAATAGCCTTTGCATGGTCAAACAGTGCCTGTCCGCTGTATCCCATCCTGCGCAGGTCAGACAGGACAGTGGTGATCCGCTCCTGCTGCTCTCCTGTCCACCCTGTCAAAATCACTGACCACAACCCACCGCCGCAAGAGAGATGCTCTACACCGCTACCGCCATACATCCCACCCCAGTGATTCAACAACGAACGAACCCATCGGCTTTGAGCTGGCGTTAACCGGCGATACTTCCCTAAATAAGAGCGACGCGGCGCCCCAGCTACCGTCACCCACGCGCTTTGCTTAGCACGCGAGGCTGATCCCTTATGAGAATTTTTAAAAGTCATGCTTAGCGCTCTCCACA